GGGTAACCCATGCCCAGGGGCGTCTTCACCCCGTTCCAGTTCCTGCCCCCATACAACATGGGGGCACCGGGCAATGCCAACACTGCCGGCGGCGGTGGCGGCATTGGCCCCTTCTTCCGCGACGCTCTGGATGCCCGTCGATCTGCCTACAACCAGACACCGGAAGCGATGTACCCGGACGGGTACCTGGGGACAATCAACACCCGCCGGCAGGACCGGCTTCTTGACAGTCTGAAGACCCGAGCCAACCAGCGCTCCTACGTCCGGGGCGTCCACAAGGGCGAGCGCATCGACCCGAGCGACTACCTGTGGCCGGGGCAGCTACAGCCCATGGACGGGATCATGCGTCAGGGCCGAGAGGCCGTGCCCTTCGACACCATGGTGCTGAATCCGCGCCACGCTCCCCGGCTCGATCTCGTGCCCCAGTACAGCCCGCGCCAGGAGGCAATGATGGGCGCTGACGCCGGCATTGGACGCTCCAACCAGCTACGCAAGCTCGCACCCCCCTGGAGGTAAACGATGGCACTCGGTGAAGGCTGGGAGTTCCACCCACTGGGGGATCAAGGGTTCGGGCCAGCGGCAACAGCGCCATCTGCACCGGCAGGGGGCGGGGACCAGGCCCCGCCGCTGCATCCCCTGACCGGCCAACCGAGTTCCATGCCAACGGTTGGACCGACCAGCAAGGTTGGCCCCGGCATGTACAAGGGCACCCAGTTCAAATCCAGTGGCCTGGGCCGGTACCTCAACCGCAACGCCAACGGCATGCAGTTCAACACCCCGGCCATCAAGCAGTCTGTCGGCAACCTCATCCAGATGCACGACGACGCCAAGTACTACCGCACGCACGGTATGGGAGCGGCGCTACGCACCGTCACGGGCCTGCCCCAGTTGCCATCCCATAGGAACGACGAGATCAACTCCAGGTTCCGCAAGAACACCGCCAGTGTGCAAGGAGAGAACCCTGGCTACGTTGAAGCCAACGTCGCCACCAGGGCTGCTCATCCCAGCGCCGATCCCAATGACCTGATCTTCTGATGGCGAACTTTGACGAGTTCTTCCCCTTCGATCCGGGCTACGGGGCCTCTGCCAACGCGGCCCGGTGGCGCAAGATGGCCCAGCTATGGATGGCGGATGGTGTCCTCGCCAACTACCTGAACCAGATGAACGCCACCATCGCCGGCAGCACGGTCACGGTGCAGAGCGGCGCGGTGTTCATCCATGGCTACTACGCCGAGCTACAGAACAGCCAGAACTTCACGGTGGGCACCAATGGCACCATCGTGGCCCAGGTCAACTTCGCCAACGAGGTCGTGGCCCTGGTCTACCGGGACACCATCGTGGACTACGGCGGTGGCGGGTTTCAGCAGGACAACAACGTCTGGGAGATCCCCATCTGGGGTGTCTCCGGGGGCACCACACTGCTCGATCTGCGGAACCTGATCAATGCGGCAACGGGCCTGCGCTGGTTCGCCAACCAGGCCGGCTCGACACCTGTCGCTTCTAGCCAGACTCTCCAGAACAGCTTCGGACTGGCCCGTATCCCCTACGCGGCCCAGGGCTTTCTACATGGCACCCTGCTGTTGCAGTTCTCGGACATGAGCCAGGCCCAGAGCGCCATCTGCCAGATGACCTACCAATGGGGCCAGGGGGACCAGCAGACCAGCCCCTCCATCACGCCGGCCAACAGCGCCAGCTTTAACAGCGGTGCCAGCCTCTCAATACCGGTCGCCCTGACCGGTGTCATACCGGTGACTCAAGGAAAGAAGACCTTCGGATGGAGAGTGACAGCGGGGACGGGACCGGGGATCACGGTGTCACAGATGACACTGAGCCTGTGGACGGGGGGCAGACCTCCGGTGGTGTAGTCACCTACGAGATCAATGACGAAGGCAAGCTCGTGAACACCCAGAGCGGGGAGGAATACCCTCCTGGACCGGATCTATCGCCACATGAAGAGACCATGCCCGCATGGCTATGGGAACAGCACCACACCCCACCACCCCAGGAAGTTGAACCGTGACCCTGCTCGACACCTTCTTCCCTTTCGATACCGGGCCTGGTGCCACTGCTACGCCGGCCAACTGGCGACAGATGGCGCGACTGTTCTACGGCACCGGAGTGGTCCCCGGTAATCAGAACCAGCTAGCTGCCAGCATCTCCGCTGGCACCGTGACCATCCAGCCTGGGGCGGTCTGGGTCGACGGGTTCTACGGACAGAGCAATGTCAACAAGACCGTCACCGGAGTCAGTGCGGGCCTGATCGTGGCCCGTATGGATCTGACCCAGCGCCAGATCTACTTCCTCTATCTGCCTGGCACCAGCACTCCTGGACAGAACCCCCTGGCGACGACGTACGACGTCCCGCTCTATCAGGTCACCTCCGCTTCAGCCATGACCGACGTGCGTCAGTTCTGCCAGGCCGATCCCCAGAAGATCGCCCGTGGCCGGATGCATCGGCAGGCCGCGTACGGTACCAGTACTGCGGTCCTGAACTACGGCTTTGACGTCATTGACTACGGGACCAACTGGAGCGGCTATACCTTCGTCTGCCCTTATGCCGCCGACTACGTCTGCATGTCTCAGATCGGATTTGCCTCCACTGCCGCCGGCCAGTGGTACAACATGCGGCTCATCCACAACAGCACTCTGGTGGCCTGGAATGGTACCTCCAACGCCACTGTAGCTGGTGCTTACATGATGAGCCAGGTACAGGACGTCGTCCCCTGCAAACAGGGTGACACCCTCTACATCCAGCACAACTGCTCCACCAATGGATGCAACGGAGTGGTGGGTACCTACTACGCCTGGTTCAGTGTGAGGGCCATGCCATGACCTTCGTCCTGCCAGCTAACTTTCGCCAGCTTCCTCCTGTTTGGGAGATGGCTCAGCCCTTCCGGGTCGACAATACCGGAGCCATCGCCTTTGACCTTGATCCCGAACGCTGGGCCATCAACCACATCCTGGCGATCCTGCTAACCAATCCCGGAGAGCGGGTTATGCGACCCAGCTATGGCGTCGGTATCTACCGCTACGTGTGGGAGAACGACGACCCACTAGAAGAACAACACATGATCGCGGCGATCAACTCTCAGGTCGCCACCTATGAGCCGAACATCACCCTTACCAAGGTTGAGTTCACTCGTCCGTTCCACCCCAACTACACCGGGGTGGTGCAGCTAGAGATCTCCTTTACGGTGGGGAACTCGCCCACCACCTACACCTTCGACGTCGCTCTTAACGGTAGCCAGGTGGAGATCACCGCATGAGCATCGCACCAGTCTCCTTGGGCACCATTGCTGATGTCATTCCGACCAACGTCACCGTCCCGCCCATCGACTACACCAGTCGGGACTACACCAGCCTGGTCAACGATCTGCTGACCCTGATCCCGAGCTATCTGCCCGAGTGGACTGACAGAAGCCCTGGCGACTTCGGCATCATTCTCCTGGAACTTTTTGCCTACGTCGGGGACGTCATCTCGTTCTATACCGACCGGATTGCCAACGAGGCGTTCATCGGTACGGCTCAGCAGCGCTCCTCGATCCTCAACATCGCCACCCTGTTGGACTACACGCCTCACGGCAACGTGGCAGCCACGGTGGGCGATGTAACCCACCCCCTGACCGGGGGCCTCCAGTTCACCATCGCCAACGGGACCGGTCCTGCTCCCACTCCGGTCTTGATCCCCCAGGGCACCCAGGTATCGACCCTGCTCATCGGCACCCCCATCATCTTTGAGACCGTCGCGGACCTGTGGATCTACGGCGACTCCGTCACCACCACCATCAACGCCACCGGCACCGGACAGGCAAATCAGCAGTACTACCTGGGAGATACCACCGGGACCATCCCCTGGCCCACCTACAACTTCACCGGAGGCAGTGGCAACCAGTCGGTGACGGTGGGCGGTACGACCTGGACCCTGGCTCCCAGCAACAGCTTCGTCGGTGTGCCGGCCACGGGCGTGGCGTCGCAGGTCTACACCATCGTCAACGGCAACACGATGCTGTTCGGCAACGGCACCAACGGTCAGAACCCGGCCAACGCCGCTGCCATCGTGATCACCTACCAGCCAGCGGCTCCCAGCAACTACACAGGGCTGGTCGCGGCCAGGCACGGCCAGTCAACCCTGGGGGAGAACATCGGGGTTTCCGCCGGCATCGAGAACCAGGCGTACAGCCTGTTCAACACCCCGGTGGTGGATGGGACCGTCAAGGTCTACGTCGATGAGGGCGCTGGCCCGAATATGTGGACGTACCACCAACGCATCATCGACGCCTTCTCCTCAGAGGCTGCGTACACGCTCTCCGTTGATGCCAATGGCGTCGTCACAGTCGTCTTCGGGGATGACCTGACCGGGCGCATACCGGCTCCTGGAGCGGTCATCACAGCCGACTACATGGTGGGTGGTGGGGCCATCGGCAACGTGGCTCCGAACTCGCTGACCCAGCTACAGAGTGCCCTGTCCCAGGTCAGCGCGGTCAACAACGCCGCAGGTGCTTCAGGTGGTGCGGACGCCGAGACCCTCGATCACATCCGTATCCACGCACCTTTGTCGATCACAGCCATCAATCGCGCTGTGACCCTCGATGACTATGCCGCCCTGGTGCTGAACAATCCCAGCATCGCTAAGGCTTCCGCCATATCCACGGCCTACAACGCCGTGAACATCTATGTCCACCCGGCAGGCAGCTTCATCGCCTCTCCTCAGCCCTCTGTGCCGGCAGGACAGCCACCCGGCTACAACTTGATCAACCGAGTCAATGCCATAGCCCCCTTGCTCACTAACTCGGCCATGACCGGCTACATGGACAACAAGAAGATGGTAGGGACGTCGATTGTAATATCGGCACCTCAATACAACCTCAACGGGGTACTCCAGGCTGGCTATGTCCCGGTCAACGTAACCGCCAACGTGCAGGTACTGCCCCAGTACCACACCACTGCTGTGCAGGCAGCAGCCGTGGCGGCGATACAGAACCTCTTTCTGTTCTCGGTGGTGGACTTCGGCTCCAGGATCACCCTATCGAGCGTCTACCACACCCTCATGCAAGTGGAGGGAGTGGACTACGCCAACGTCACCGTACTGGCTCGTAACGAAGCCACCCAAAGTGCCGCCGACGTCATCTGTGCCGCCTACGAGATCCCCCAGGCGTATCTGGTGAACGTGTCGGCACAAGGAGGCGTGAACTACTGATGGCTGCGACCTTTCCTGCCGCGATCAAGGTCTTCTCGGTCTTCCACGACTACACCGACATCATCTGGGCGCTCTCGATCAACGAGTGCCATGACGAGATCGTGGCCCTGGAGTCAGTGGTAGGGACCAACCCCTTCAACGGCACGCCCTACACAAACGTGGGTGGGGCCATCCAGGATCTCTACCTCTCCAAGGCCCCCGCCAGCCATAGCCACGTCCACCGCAGTCTCGGAGAGGACAACCAGGGCAACGACCACCCGCAGTACATGCAGAACAACGGGTATCCCGG